GCGCCCGCTTGCGCGGATGTTGATGGCGCTTGCCGTGCCGGCGATTGTAGAGATGAACCCGCTGGGCGCAAGCACTTGGCCAACGATCTCGGGGAACGTGTACGTCTCAGCCGGGGCCAGCGTCTTGGTCTTGACGATCAAGTTCTGGTTGCCCGCCGTGTCCGCGCCGGTCACCAAGTTCACGCTGATCGTCGCAGCCGAGGCGCTGTAGTTCGTCGCGGTGAACTTGTCGATGATCGCGGTCACGTTCGTGGCAGTGTACTGCGTGGTTTGCGACGCTTCCGCGGTCTTGGCGGGAATGAGAACTTTGACGGTGACAGTCATTTCGGGCTCCTTACGGGAAACACTCTACGTTGCAAACCACGGACGAGTTGCCCGTGACGACGTTGATGGTGAAGCCGTCAATATCATATGACGTCATGTTTGCAACCGCCAATGCCGTACCTGCGCTGTCTTTGATGTTGATAACGCCCGTATCGCCGCCGCCGCGTCGGCCTGTTCCGTCTACCGAGCTAAAAATTACCGTGCCCGACGTGCCGTCATGCGTACCCACAGACGTAAACGCCTGCGTAGTTGACGTAAGCACCGCAGTAATTCGCAAAGCGCGGGGGCGAAAACCGACCCCTGTAATCGCTTGCGCACCAGCGCCAGCGTTCAACGTAAACTGAACGTACTTAAACGGCGGCAACAGCGCGCCGACGCGGTCGTAGTTGTTCAACGTGTAGCAGCCCGTACCAAACCGCGCCGCTGTCAGGTTGTAGTAGGTGGCGGTCTTCTGCTCTGCAAAGTCGTTGTTGTAAATGGCGACATTGGTACACGCCGCGCCGCCGCCACCAAAGCCAATGGCTGCGTACTGCGTCTTCGTCCCTTGACGGTCGCCGATGCGGTTGCCGTGGATCTGGATATGGTCAGGTTGCCCTGGCGAAGCGACCGAGCTGACGATAGTAATGCCGTTTGCAAACGGGTAGTACGCTGTGTCTTGCCCGTTGTTGAAAATGAGGTTGTTGGCAATCGTGACGTTCTGAGCGTCAGTCAGTGCGATACCTTCCGCAGCACAACTGTCAATCGTGTTGCCGGTAATGACCGTATTTGAAGCGCCGCATTCAATCCCCGACCCAGAGATGTTGGACCGGGTTGTGCCGGTGATGTTGTTGTTCTCAATGCGAAGATATGAGCCGGTGTTGTTGCAGAAGATTGCAGATTCGCCGCTGTCAACGCAGTTGTTGTTGGTGAACGATCCTCTGGTCGGCATGAAGTACGCCGCAGACCAGTTGTTATCGCGGAAATAGTTGTTCTCTATGCGCACGTCATACGGCATTCCCAGCACAGTTTCTGCAACCCAGAGCGCCGGGGCGCTGGTCGTAGACGGGATGGGGCGCCCGTTGTTGGTGAAGTAGCACTCCGTCACCACCATGTTGCTGTTGGCGGTCATAGCCAACGCAATGTATGTGTGGTTCTGGAAACTGCAGTTGGAGAACGTGACGTTCTGCACCTTGGCAACGGCGACAAGTTCGGCTGTGCGAGTGGAGTTGTTGTTGCCGTCAAACGTCAGCCCGTAGAACTCCAAGTCGGTGTCGTAGTAGACATTGACCGTACCTGAGATGATTTCGTTGCGGATCGCGGTCGTGCCTGCTCCGAACCCGGAGGTCAGCTTTATGATCGACTTGTTCATCCCCTCACCGATCAGCGTCGTCTTGGTCTTGACGAGCAGCGTTGTGGATATGCGGTAGGTGCCTGCGGGGAAGTAGACGCTGCGCCCGGTGCCAGCGTTCAGCGCGTTCTGGATCGCCGTGGTGTCGTCGGTAGCCCCGTCGCCCGTGGCGCCGAAGTCCTTGACCGACAGCGACTGGCGCAGGCGCGCCTGGACCGTGGTGGCCACCGCGCCCGTGCCGGTTTGAACGTACCCTACAAGGCTGGAGCCGTTGGACGCGGCCAGTGTGGTCAGCGCCGAAACGACGTCGATGTTGTCCACCGTCCAGATCTCAACGTCGGCGGCCGAGGCCAGCTTGAGCTTGTACGAAGTGTCGCCCAGCCACACCGACGCCTCGCCGCGGCTGTCGAGAATGATGGGGTTGGTGTTGGCCACCAGGCCGCTGGCCGATGTGTAGGTGGCCAGCGGCGTGGTCGTGCCAGCAGCGTAGGAGTACAGCTTCCCGCCGGACAGAGGCACGCCGTTGGCGTCGAAGAACTGAAGTTTGGGTGCTGGCGAAAGAATGGCCATTTTTACCTCGGTACAAGGGTCATGGTTGGCGCCGCCGAATACGTCACGCGCAACCGATCATACGGGGAAAGCATGAGCATTCCGCTGGTGACGCCGACACCAAAAAATGTCGCACCGTCCCGTGAGAATTCTATTTGAGACACAGTGCCACCGCTGACAATAACGTCTGCGGTGACGCCGGTCTGGTTGATGTACGTGAACGCCGATCCGGTAACGGTGATAGCGCTGGGTGCGAGCCCGTAGTTCTGCGGCGGCGGCGCGATGGGCGGCTGGTTGCCAATCTCCAAGTCCGCGCGCAGACTGGCAATGCTGGCGAAATAGTCAGCAGGCGGCAGTGTGCCGATCTCAGCGATGTTTGCGACTGCGGCTATTTCTGCGGTGTAGTCGATTGGCAGCGGAGACAACTGCAAATCTTCCAGCGTGGCGGCGCTTTGGCCGCTGCCTGTCAGCGTGAACAGGTTCAGCAAGAACCGATACCACTCACGCGAGATCAGGCCCGTCCGGTCGTCAACGAACGGCACACGCGGCGGCGTGATGTTGGTGATGTTCGGCGGGCTGGTCATGCGTTGGTGCCGCTGATGTTTAACTCAGCGCCCATGATGGCGATCTTTACGGGGTCTGTGCCGCTGATCTCGTACACCCGGTCACGCAGCTTCAGCGTCATACCTAGCCGGCGCCAAAACGCTCGGCGACCGTATTCGCCGATGCGCCCTATAGACGTCCAGTGCTCGTTCGACCAAGTGTGGCCACCGTCGTCTGACCAGCGCAGCATGACTTGAGGGTTAGCCCCTACGACGTATGCCGTGTCGCCTTGGTACGCGAGCAGGGTTTCTCCGCTTTCGGTAAGCAGTTCCAAACCGTCTTGCGTGAGAAGCGCGCCTATGGGATCAAACTGGTCAATACCGTTCAGACCCACGCCGGTTTCGCAGTCAAGCTGCAGCGTGTGGTGCGCTGTGCGTTTCAGATCGTTTTTGCCCGTGGGCAGCGCCCGCCAAGACCGCAGCCACCTTTGCGGCGCGGTGTTGTCGGCGTAGACGTCCAAGTCCAGCGCGTAGATGTTGCCGTTTTCGTAGTCGCCCACCACGATCTCGTTGGCGAACGACATCTGGCAGTTGCCGCGGTGGCGTGTAAACACGCCGTTCGACGTGTCCCAGCCGGCGCGCTCATGCCAGGCGCTGGTGGACACGTCATAGACCCAAGTGGTGTTGGCCGTGGGGAAATTCAGCACATAGAAGGCGTGGCCGTCTTGCTGGTAGGTGTACCCCACCGCGTCGGCCAGGTTGCCGTACTGCTGGATCTGCCACTCCACCGCGTGCGTGCTGATGCGTTGGCCCGTGTAGCCATTCGCGCGGTAGACGATGCCGCGCCCGCGCGCGTCAGCGCCGAGCCAAAACAGCCCGTTGTCCAGCCTAGCCACAGAGAACGCTGCAGCGCAACCGATCTCGTTGAACGCGCCTTGAACGCGCGTCAGAGGGAAATCAGCGGCGCCGCTGTCGTACCAGACTTCGACCGAGTTGGTGCCGAAGAGCCAAGCTTCACGGTGGTCGATGATCAGGCTCACCAAGCCGTCTGGCGAGCCCTCTGCGCTCGCAAAGTCCAGCGGATCTACCGAGGTGCCATCCAGCAGGCTTGTGACCCATACGCGCTGGCTGGTAGGCTCGTTGAAGACGAAGTACCCGTCAAGGTAGCCGACCGTCACCGCGCCGGGAAAGTCCGGGTCTGTGATCTGCGCGAACTGACCCGAGCCTGAGTAGATGTAGCTGGGGCCGTTGCAGGCGATAAACAACTGCGTGCCGTTGTCGGCCATGCTGACCGGACCGGTGCCCGTCAGCGTGCCGATTGTGGTGACCTGCCAACTGGAATCGACGCGGTACAGCGTGTTGCCGCTGGCCACATACCCGTAACCGCCAAAGGCCCACAGACCTCGGACAGGCCCGCTGCCGACAGACGCCAGCAGCCGCAGCCCCGGCGCGCGCTGCAAGAACGCCGGCTCCTTGCCTGCCTCCGGTACGATCTCCGGAAACAGATTGATCATGCGGTTGTCCGCAGCATTGACGCTGCGGGCAACATATGCTGACCCGAGGATGGGCGTCTTCATGCTATACTACCATTCATGTTAAACGGAGATTGAGCATGGAAACGTGGAAACCAGTTTTTGGCTTTGAAGATCTGTACGAGGTGAGCGATCACGGTAATGTGCGCCGCACAGCGCGAGGTAAAACGCTGGACGGCGCCAAAGTAGCCGAGGCCAAGCGCATGTTTGAGCAAGGTGCGCTGTTGCGTGAAGTTGCGGCGTTTTTGGACACCAGTTTGGCCACCGCCAGCAACATCAAGCGCGGCAACACTTGGGTCGGAGACACTCGGCATCGTCCAGTAAAACTTCGATTGGACACGCATAAATACGCACAAGTCGATTTGGTGCAGAACGGCGTCTATCACAGAAAACGTGTGCATCGGCTGGTGTGGGAGACATTTAACGGCCCAATTCTTGGCCGACTTGAAGTCAACCACAAAGACCTTGACCGCGCCAACAATCGGCTGGACAACTTGGAATTGCTTACGCATCGGGACAATGTTAACCATGCGCACGCTATTTATGCTGAAGAACGCAAACACCTGCCTAAAGGCCAACGCCGCGGCCCTCGTAGTCAGTATGCTAAACTTCAACATTCCTAGTAGTTGCCTGCATACACATTAAACCGCTGGCGAGTGGCCACCAACGAGTACGGCAGGCTCATGATGTCGTCAGGGTTGTTGATGCGCTTGATGTTGCGCTTGGACGTCATGGCGATGCGCTGGACCTGCGGTGACGGCTCAACGCCGAACTCGGGCGCGATCTCCATCGCCAGGTTGTATGTGAACGCCCGCAGATAGCCTGGCGGAAACGTCAGCTCGGTGGCCAGCGTTGCCGGCTGCGTCAACTCCTCAACCGAGATGAAGTGCCACTCCAGCAGCCGCGTGGGCACCGGGTAGATGTACATCTCAATGTCGGGATACGTCATGTTGATCCACAGCACCTGCGGATACGTTGACGTGACCGTCTTGACAGCAATACCGTTGTACTGCTGCTGATTGATCATCTTGATGCCGAAGCTGACGTTCGTGCCGGGGTCGCGGAAGTACGTCGAGTCGTCCAGCAGGACGGGCCGGTTGCCCACAAAGTCGCCCGTAGGCCCCAGCGTGCGGCTGATCGTGCTGGCGGGCCAATTGAACACTTGGT